CCATCGTCTCCAGCCCATCCACGTTCTTGCCCACCAAAGTTGTGGGCCTTGTGGCTCATGGCGAACGCAGGGATGATATACCCGTCTTCATCGGGCACACCAAAGACTCGTTCATCCACTACCACGGACCCAGCCACCAGCGTGGTCAGCCTCACTCCATACCCGTACGCAACATCTGGTGTGAATGAGCTGGTTGCTCCTACCCCCAGAACGCCTGGCTCCAGGGCACTTCCAATAGGAACTGACACCAACTCCCAAAGCCACTCCGTGACTCCAGTGTTGTCATGATTGGAAAGTGAAACAAGCACACCTTTGACACCCTGCTGGGCCTCTCCTGGGTTGGAAGCAACCCCACCTTGGGTAAAGACGATCATTGCTTTGTTTCCTCCCCTTCTCCATGGCGTTTCTTTCCTTCCTTGCGCGTGACCGCCTCTTCTCCCCACTTCGCCGGATCCGGTGACACGACGCCGAGCAGCTTGGCCCCACCCCAACGATCCCACTGGCTGACCATCAACCGCTCAGCAATGGCCCACAGCGCGAACAACCTTCGGTCAGTCGGGGGCGTGCGCGGGATTATGTTGTACGCGAGGTAAATGAGCACAGGCACCACGATCTCTGGATTCGAAACGGCCCAGGCATAGGCGGACAGGATGTACTTCATGGCTTCCTCGGGGGTTCAGGACCAAGCTCAATCTCACCCAGATCATCCTCCCTCGCTGCGACAAAAGGAGCCCACGCGCACACGCCAGCGCCGCATTCTGCCCGCTCTGACACCTGCGCCACCATCACACCGTCAATCATCACAGCCTCACACAGTGACGTGATGCACGCGCGCCGTGCCTCATCCCCTGGTACCCATCCGCACTCGGCACAGAGCCATGGGGGCACGGAGGTGCAGGCGGATAGGAGGAGTGCGGCGAAGCGGGTCATTCGTTCACCTCCACGGGCGTCCAACCTGCGGCGAGCAACGTTGCCTTTGCCGCGTCGCTTGCCGCGCTTCTCGAGGCGTTGGTCCCGGCAATGCGTAGCTGTCCGTTCGCTCCTACACCATCAGCGAGATCGACCAAGAACTGATCGACAGTGGCAGTGTTCCAGCCGCAGCTGTACGCGCGTATGTCACACGTCGCCCATGCGGGGAGCGCTGTCGTGGTGTAGGTCACTGCGGTGGAGTAGAGATTCAGTTGCCGCATCCCCGTCAAGCCAGCAAGATCACCGATGTCGCCGCTTACTGCGGTGGAGGAGAGATACAGTTGCTGCAACCCCGTCATGCCAGCAAGATCACCGATGTCGCCGGTCACTGCGGTGAGGGAGAGATGCAGTACCTGCAACCCCGTCATACCGGCGAGATCACCGATGTCGCCGGTCACTGCGGTGGAGGAG